CTCCGTAGGGGATCACGTCGTTCAGCGACCAGTTGACAACGTTTATCGTGGCCGAAGCGCCGTTGGTAGTCGGGCTGTGCTCCACGAATTGGGTGAAGAAGTTCTTCGATGCCCCCGAGGCCTCACTTGCCTTGATCGGACGGCAAACTAGGACATTTTGCCCCGCATTCGTCGAGTGCTGGATGATAAGCTCCGCGGCAGCCCGAGCACCATTGAACGTATGGAGCGAGGGCTGATACAGTCGCACGCTCCGGACTGCCATAGGCCCCATGTTGAAAGACGCCTTATCGGGACCGTCGGTAGCGATCTCTAAATAGTTGCCGCGATTTGTTACTGTGCATGACGAGTTCGGATTATATTTGAAGTCATATGAGCATTCGACGTTGCAGTACTGGTTGGTCGCTTTCATGTTGACTGGTGCATTGGTATTGGTGCAGCTCATTAATATAATGTAACAATAAAAAAATATCGATTTATGTATATACCAAGCATGGCTATGACGCCTAGAAGAAGAACAAGGCGGAGAACATCAAGGCGCCGAGGAAGATTGGCAACGACGTTTAGAAGGAAGCGGCATATGGATCTGCGAAGGCGAAGTCTCCGTCGGCGACAGCGTGGTGGTGTGCGGCTCGGCGATATGGGGAAAGGAACCGCGGGCGCTCGGCTCGACGCAAATATAGCCCGCGAGTACGGTGTGCTCAAGACGACGATGGAGCGTCTCGCTGCCACCGTGGGCAAGAAGGTTCTGTCACAGCGGGAGCGGCAGCGGCGCGGGCAGTGGAAGAGGAGGCTTTCGGCAACGTACGGGAAGCTGCGGGGCCTGCTGATGCAACGCCGACAGTTGCAGGTCCTGCGAGACGACGGTGCCGTCGACAGCAAGCTCCCTTCCACCAAGGATCCAGCCGCACTACGTAAGGACATCCGTGGCCTCGCGAGCAAGGTGGCACGTGCCGTCAGTGAAGGGCAGGCGGCAGAGGGCGCGGCTCCGCCGAGCGGAAAGGCGAGACTCCGAACAGCTCAACAACGTGTCCGAAAGGGGGTCCGGGGCGCACGCGGCTTCGCGGGCCGGAAGAAAAAGAAGAAAAGCAAGCGCGCAAAAAAGAAGGAGGAGGATGAGCCTTCCATAGAGGCGCTGGAGAGGGAGGTGGGGCCGCTGCCGAGCGGGGCCGAAGCTATCGCCGCCTCGCAGCGCGAGGCTACTGCCGGGGCGCAGCGCCAGCTCGAAGAGCTAGCGGCCCAACAGAAGGAGGACAAAGTCGAGAGGCAGCGCCTCGCTGCCCAGCTCAAAGAGCAGATGCAGGAACAGGCACAGCTGGCGCGTGAAAGTGCCGCCGCGGAGGCTGCCGACACGCCGACTAAGTCTACGGCAAAGGCCCGTCCTGGCACGAGCGTCCTGCAGTCAGTCAGCACAGAAGGGTTGGGTGCGGCGGCAGAACCGGGCGTCGAGCTGCGACTTAGGAAACCGGCGACACGAAAGAAGAAGAAGAAGAAGAAAAAGAAACGAAAGAAAACGCGGCGGAAGCGGCGTCCCGCGGTGGCGCCGGTCGAGGGGATAACGGACCCGCACGCCGCAACGGCAGAAGAGGCAGCCGCTCGCGCACGCAAAGTTGAGTCGCTGGAGGGACGCATCGGCACGCTCGAAGAGAGCCTCCTGAAGGCACGGCAGGCCGAGGAGGCTGCCAAGCAGCGCGTCGCCGAAGCCAAGTTGGCGGCAAAGAAGGCCGTCGACACAAAGGATGAGGAGATCGCAGCCCTCAAGGCCAAAGAGAAGAAAACCGCAGCATGGCGCGGGTTTGCAGAGAAGGTCGGCGCCAAGCAGGCGAGGGAGAACCGCGAGAGAAAGAAAAGGGTGGAGACACTCGAGAAGGAGCTCAAGGCCGCGCAGGACGAGAGAGGCGCGGCGCGGGACGCGTTGAAGGCGAAAGAGGGGGAGATGGAAGACCTCAGGGAACAGCAACGGGCGGCGGCGGAGAGTAGGCGTCGCGCGGAAGCTAGCCGAACGGCACATCTCGTGTCCGTGGGGAAGCGGCAGCGGGCGGCACAGGCTTTGGGAAAATGGCATCATAGTGCGCAAAAGGCCCAGATACAGGCCACCCAGGGAGAAATAAAGGCGCTCAGGGCCCAGCTAGAGGAGGCACAAGAGCGGTCGAGGAGGGCGGCGGCGGCGGCCAAGAGTGCAGCGCTGCCCCAGCTGCGGGCGGCAGAGCAGAAGAAGTCGGAGCGAGAGGCCGCACAGGCAGAGCAGGACCGCGTACGGCTCCAACAAGAGCTCGGTAAGCTCAAAGGGGAGCTGGCGGCGGCGAAGAAGCAAGTTGAGAAGGGACCGAGCGGCGGGCCTGGTGGGCTCCGTGTCGTCCCGACGTCAATGAGCACCCCGAAGCAGGTAGTGATCACTTTGCGCGTCGATGGTGGGAAAGTGACAGGTTATGTGAATGACCGTGAGATGGGCAACACTGCGGCCGAGACAACCAGTGGCCTGCACCCTGCACTGCATGGCCTCTCCCCACAAGGTAGTGACAAGCCCGTCGATGAGTCGGCGCCGGCGCCCGGCGTGCCCCTGCCGGTGGCCGGTGTGCCCCAGCCTGCGGCCGGCCAGGGGGGCGGGTGCGCTGCGCTGTGCCAGCGCGGCGGCAACCCACTGGAGTGGGCGAAGGAGACCGAGCAGTGGGAAATGCTCCTCAATGAGCAAACGGGCCCGCTATGGGACGCCGGCGAGGCCAAATATGAGGCCGACCTTGTGGCCGCGCAGCAGAAGAAGGAGGCTGCCCAACGAAAGTACCCACAATTTGGAGAGAGTACTATTGGTACACCGACACCCAAGGCGGCACCACCGAAGCCCCCGCGCACCGGCGCGGGGCCCGCGCCACGTGTTGCGTCGCTATATGGCATGTCGTAGTTGTCCTCAACGATAAGGCTGATGACAGCTAATGGAAACTATTGGACCTCACGCGCCCGGATAACTGGCCGCGGTCGTAACCTTCTTCTCTCCTCATCTCATCTTTAAAGTCGATCAGCGTAGTGATTATGCTGTCGACCTTGCATTTGAGCTTCACAAAGTCAGGGTAGGTGCTTTTCAGATTGTGCAGCCCGGGCATTATTTCATTCACAAAGGAATGGATCCTGCGCACCAGCGCACTGTAGCGCCCCGCCGAGCTGCGGCGCACCGCATCTAGGACAAGGTCAAGGTATCTCATGACGTCGGCGAAGTCAGCATCCAGTGCCTGCACAGTCTTCTCGCGGTCCTGGCCCCACCACCACCTCCTGAGCTTCTGCGCCGAGCCGGCATAGTCCACATAATAGATCCCCGTGGGGTCGTCGCGGCCGAGCTTATCGCCAGGCCGAACCCTCGCTATCGGGGAGAGCCTCTTGGTCCAGTCGTCGAGCTCCTCGCCCAACGCCTGCGAGGTTGGAACGGCTAGGTCGACAGGCGTATTTATCCCCATCGTGAAGAGCGCCATATACAGTAGGTGTACATTTTAAAGGAAAGGGATGTAACGGGGCACTTGGTTGTCGTAGAGGGTCACGCGGAATGCATCCTTGTATCCCTCTACGTAGACTGTATCCCCATTGAAAAGTTCTTTGCACCCGTATTCGCTCGTGCAGCTCCTACCGTTCCGACTTATGGGCAATTTCACGACGTTATTCTTATCGCTCATCGTATAGAACTGCCACTTGTTATGGTTCGCGTGCAGAGGGCGGCCCATCAGAGGAAGAATCGTCTCCTTCCCGTTCAGCCGGGTCAGGAGACCGAGCTGCCGGTAGGTCACATCGTATCCACGTGTGGGCGTATTGATAGGAACTCCGCCGAGCGCCGCCCAGTCAGGCGGAAACCATCCGTCGTTCTTGAGCGGCGGCGTATACGGGTTCAGAAGAACATCTTGCGGCGAGTTTGTGAAGCCGCGGTTGAAGCGTGGCTGGACCATCCCGGGCCAGCGGGGCGCCACCCTGACGACCTCCCGTTGGACTACTACGGGCGCACGCTGCCCAGATGAAATGCTCTGCGCGTGATAGAACCATCCCGCTATCGCTATCGCAAATATTAAAAATATAACTGTTATATTTTCAATACAGATCACGCCTGGAGGACATCTGCGTGCCATTTCTATACTACATGTCTATTTTTTTTTACCTCCTGTCAGGTTGCCGATGATACCCGTAAGCTTCTCTATCTGTGGGCCACTCATAGCAAGTCCCTCCATCATCTTCTTGGCGTTGTTCATCAGCGGCTCGAAGTGGGCTAGATTCTCCATAAGCTTCTTTTGCTTCTCGATGAGCTTTCCCGTGTCCTTCGTCAAATTCTTCATGCCGCCCTCCCCAAGGACATTCTGCAGGTTGTCGTAGGCCTGCTCCATGGTCGCTGCGTAGTCAACGCGTCTTCCACCTGCGGTAACATCGTCCTCCTCAGACTCGGTCGCCGGCCGGGGACCCGCAGAGCGTCTGGGGCGTCTAGCATCTTCACTGTCGCTGTCGTCGTCGCGATCCGCGTAACCTTCCTTCTGGGGTTTCTTCTTCTTCTTCTTCTTTTTGTGCGCTTTCCCGCCCTTCGCCGCAGCTCCTGCCTCTTCCATGTTGTCTAACCCTTCCCGTATCTTTCTGTTGGCGAACAGCATGTTGGTGCCGATGATGGGGACAGCGAGATTTATGATCATATTTTTACTAAAGTAGGAGGAGATGAGACCCAGCACGATGAAGAGGCCGAGTGAGTCCATATCATCTATAGCTAAATATCCGAGCACGTTTGTCACAGCGACGAAGAGGACACCATAGAGCACGTACTTATTGGTCAGAAGTTGTTTCGCTTTCATCCTATATATATAGCGCGGACAAAATAATAATAGGGGCCTTATTTCTTCTTCTTGGGAGAGACAGCTGCCTTCGCGGCGCCGGCAATCTTCTTCTTGGCAGCACCTGCCTTGTCAGCCTTGTCCGCCACGACAGCGGCCTTTGCCAGAACGGTTGATTTCACCTTGGCAGCCTGACACTTCTTAAGACTCGCGCCACTCAGACCCTTGCAGCGCTCCTCAGTCTTGGCCGTGGCGGCCGCCTTCTTGGCAAGCTCTGTCGAAGACTTGTCCGCGAGCCCCTCCCGGACTCTTCCGCAGCCAAAGAGGATATTGGACACGAAGAGGCCGATAAAAATCCCGACGGCGTTGTTCTTCGTATACTGTGTTCCGGCGTAGGCCGCCGCACCGAAAACCAGCACGCACTCAAGTGACTGCGTCGAAACGTACCCCATGACGTTGGTCACCATGAGGAAGACGGCAAGGTAGTAGAAGTATTTACTCTTCAGGATCTTCTCGAATTTCATATATATATATGTGTTCCGAAAAAAATTGACTTGGAAAGGGTCCTAAACCTTTGTGGCGTCGCCATGTCGCCCCACAGTTACTGCCTTGCGCTCTGCGCCCCCTACAACGCCGCCCTACACGGCCCCGCCCCGCCGCGGTGGGAAGGGCGCGACGAGTTGCTCACAGGCTTCCTCTCACTCCATGAGGTATCTCTCGACGAATTCTATAGTGGTTTCTTTGCGCCGCTCGACTCGCCGGCTGCGGCTGGTGTCAAGCTCGAGGTAGTGGCGCGGGTACCGAATGACGCTGGCTATGCTATCGCGCTACCCAAGACCCACTATATCCGCCTCCTCCAAAGGGGGTGGCGGCGACGGCGAGAGAGTCTCTTGCGCGCCCGCGCCCGGCCACGGGCCCTCTTCGCGCGCAGCTTGGCCGGAGAGTGGACCGGTCGGGCCGCAAGGGTATGAAGATCACAAGCTTGTGTAGCTACTGATCTTATAAGTCGTTTTTATCTCCTCCGGCGCCGGGTGCGTCTGCGCCGGCGGCGCTTCCGCCTGCGTGTTTTTCTTCGGCGGCGTCTGCGCCGACGGCCGCCGCTTTGGGTCGCAGAGGCCGGACCAGGTGGTGCAGACGGGGGCGCTGCAGGCGGCGCGGCAGGCGGTGCGGCGGGCGGCTCAGCGGACGCGAAGCTGGAAGGCTCGATATTCACAGCCGCCTCGAGCGCATTTACCTCCGCCTGGAGGTTTCCAAGGGCTGTGTCGAGCTGCCCAGGCTTCAGCTGGTCGGCAAGGAGGGTCAGCTCGTTGAGGATCGTCTCGTTGGGCGCACCGTCCACAATGCGCTGCCGCAAAGCCTGGAGTGCCTCGCTGTGCTCGGTGTCGCCTTCCTCAATCTTTTCCTTGACGGCCTGGATAGCCGTCTTGATGTTGCGAATACGGTCAGACAAGGCCATTTGGTAGCGCTGCGCCGCACCCCTAGCGGTATTAATCTTGTCAGTCAACGTGCCAAGGCGCTCGAAAGCTTCATCAACTTGTTCTGCTGTCGCCATATTAATATATATATGGGGAGAGAATTAATTAGGCCTGGTCGATTATGTCTGTAATGGCATCCGTGGTTCTGTTGAGTATCTCTATCATCTTTCGGCAATCTTTGCTCTTGCAGTGCTGCCGTGCTGCTGCCCTTTGGCTTTGAACACAGAACTGCTTCACCCGCTCGAGGCTCTCGATGATAGAGAGCACTCGCGCTCGGACGACCGCCAGCTCGTGTGTAGTCTGCCCGACCCGTCTCTCTTGGACGCGGCTGTGGTCAATGACGGTGGTAATATCATCCTTCAACTGTGAAAGGCCTTCATTCATACTCTATACTAGCGGGAGACAAGTTCGTCAAGCTCCCCTTGTACTTGGTCGAGCTGACCCAGCACTCGGTTCTGCTCAAAGCGTGCCCTATTGAGAAGTGTGAGTGAGAGCTCACTCTCGGCCAATACTTTCTCTAAATAGTCAAGTATGGACCGCATTCGCGCCTGCTCGCGACGCTTCTGCTCGACGATGTAGGTCCGGTAACGGCAGTAGTCGCTGTAGACGGATCGCAGGAAACGGTTGTCTCCCTGCACCTGCTCTAGCTCTTTGAGGTTGTCCAGCACTGATACTTGCGTCTTGTCGATCTCAGACCGTAGCTGTAGGAGAATCTTCTCTCGTAAGGCGGTATCCATAGCAAGGTACATATACTTGAGACTTTAATTCCATCGCCCCCTACACGTCCCCACGGGGATATGGTGCCTGTTTGGCACCCCGCGCTACGGAGATCTAGGTAGGACGACGAGTAGTATATCCGGAAGATATTTAAATATCCTCCGATATTATTTAGGATGTCTGAGAATGCCACCGAACCCTTGCTGACTGAGA